CTGGCGACCCGCTAATTTCTTCATCAGGGCGTACATTTTCTTGGAACCAGCGCGCCGAGATCCGTTGCCCATGCCGCGTACGGCCTTGGCGGTGAACACGAATTCGCCATCCGACAGCATCGCCGGGATACTGTCCGAGGTCCCCGTGCCGGGGCCGTTGATGGGCCCGTTCTTGCGCGGGAAAGCCTTGTCCATCGAGCCGCCTTTGGCAGCACGGCGGGGTTGAGGCTGGGGCGCATAGAAGGTGTAGGGATTATAGGCCTCCGGTGTTGCGAGGGTCTGCACGCCGCCAAAGTTGAGCCTGTAGCGCTGGGGCTCATTGGCCAGCAGCTGCGCGCCGGGGCTGATGCCTCGTGCAAAGTCCTCAAAGCCCTCTGGAACCGTCTGTGGCTCCTCTTCGCCAGCGCCAGCGAGGGCCATGATCCCAAGGCCTGCCCCGACCGCTGGAAGAAAGTTGGAGACAGCGCCCGTTGTGTTGGCAACTATTGCCGCGTTTTTTGCAGCGGTGGCCTGCCTGAGAATTTCCTCAGTGCTGGCCCCCAAGGCTCTTCCCCTTGTAACAGCATCCGTAAAGGCCTTCTCCCCAGCGATAGCCGCATTTTGACGACCTGCAGCAGCCCTTTCTAGAGGGTTAAATGCCTTGTTCAGCCCCTCTACAAAACCAATGTTATCATTGGGCGTGAATGCCCCCTTGAGGTTTTGCATGAAGGTGGGGGCGGGAGGTTGCGCGGCCAGCGTAGCGGTTTGTCGCTGGGCTGCGGCTAAGCCCTCCGGGCTGGTCATAAATCCGGAACTGGCAGGGGCTGTTGCAGTGGGGATACTAGGCATACTGGGCGCAGTGGGACCGGGGATGGCCCCCTCAAGCGGGGTGCTTGTGATGCCCTCTGCGGTATTGACGACGGCAGGACGTGCCGTGGCGCCCGTCGTACTCGCCGGAGGGGCATTGAAACGATTCATGCCGCCTTTCACAACGCCCGCCGTGACGCCACCAATGGCACCGGCCTTCAGGGCCTCCTTCAGGTTGCCGCCCGCAATCAGGGTGGTTCCCGCACCACTGACAAAGCCACTGATGCCTGCTGCAACCGCACTACCAGCAGAGGCGCCCAGCATGGTAGCGGCGGCAGGACCGGCGACCATAAAGAGCGCGGTGCCAATCACAATCTTACCGATTGCGGTGTTGGCGAACTTCTTGACAGCCTTGCCAATCTTCTTGAACACGTTCTTCAGGAAAAATTCAGGGGCGCCTGTCTGGGGATTGATCGTGCCCCTCCCGCCGTAGCGGCGCAGAATCTGGGCTTCAATCGGACTGATGTGGGCGAGCATGGTGTCGCCGTATCGACCAGCCGCTGCCATCTCGCGGGCCATCGGCTTCAGGCTGGCAATGCCGCCCTTGGCGAAGCCCTGCGGAGGGGCCATGGTCCCCGGACCACGGAGCTCGTCGAGTGCCATATTGAGCGCGGAAAACAGTCCCGCGTCAAAGGCCTCGGGCAGCAGCTCTTCGTCCACGCCCATGGCAAGGTATTTTTCTCGGATGGCAGGGTAGTCGCCGGGGGCGGCAAGCACCTCATCCACCATCGTGTTGAGCATATCGATGACCTCGGGGGCCACCTCAAGGTCTGCCAGCTCTTTTTTGAACTCGGCCACAGCAACAGGATCTACCTGTTCTGCGCTCGCCAGAATTTCACGATTGATTTCTGTGGGGGAGACCTGCTGACGCAGCTGCTCAAAAGCAGCCATCTGGTCAATAGATGGTTCAGTCGGCACCATTTCGGGGGCGCCCATACCCGGCATCATCGCCTCGGCCATGAAGAACTCCTAATTGTAGTTTAGGGCCTCACAGGGCCGCATGCGCAAGGCACGGATTGCGGTAATTATCAAGACTTTGTCACGATCTGTCCACTTCTAGGTAGGACAAATAAAAGTGGCACGCGGAAAGCAACGACTCTACCGCCAGTTCGTCTCCCTCCAGCATCACACATGGGACGCCATTGAAGACGTCAAACGTGGTATTTGGGGGGACAGGGTAGGATTTGAGCAAAAAGTGCTCAGTCGCGCTCCCAGAATCGTATTGCGACACCGTGATCGTGGTCCGCGTAGCGTTGGCATTGGTGACCCGTAGTGACCGTAAGATCGCCGTTGTTGCTGCAGGGACCACGTACAGCTCGGTCTCAGTGGCGGCAGAGGGGATGATGTTTTTTCGCAGGTATTTGTTGGCCATGTTTTACACCAATGACGACACGTATTGCATCGTAACAATTGCAGAAGGCGTTGCAGGGCGGGTGGGCGAAGCCGCTGTCGGAAGCTGTTGGATGGACACCTGAATGTTATCGGTATGCCACATGATTTCCATGAAGTCCCCCGGGTCCATGTCCACGAAAAAGTTGAGCGCAGCAATCACGTGCCCATCCACCCCGCCATGTTTGTTTGGGACGGAGAACCGGCTGTTGCTGTTCGGGACGTTCGTCCCGTTCTTGCGAAACCACACGTCCGTGTCGTGAATCTGCGTGTCCGTATTCACGAACTGAAGGCTGAACTGCAGGTTATAGATGCCTGCGTAGTCCACTGTGACCTTGGACGAGAGCGTGCCTGTAATCGTCGTGCTGGTGACCTCTTGCGAGGTGCCCACCGTGTACGTACCAGTGCCACCACTGCCTGTGCCGTAGGCCGTGATCCGCGTGCCTGCGGTCACGCCAGTGCCCGTGAGCTGCATCCCAAGCTCAATCGTGCCGGAGGTGACCGCCGTCACATTGAGCACGGTGCCCGCGCCGGGGGGTGTTCCGTCGTTGATCGTGCCGGTGAAAACAGCCGTGCGGGCACCTATGTAGATGCCGTTTGTGTAGTCAGTGGTGTTCAGCCGAACAGCGTAGGCAGCAGTAGTGGCGCCTGCAATCTGATCGGAATCGTCCTGAAACGCCCCATAGGCCAACAGGATTCCCTGCGTACCGGACTGCCCTGCGCGGCCCACGGTGCCGGCAAACCACGACTGCGCCCCCGCACTGTCCTGATCCACCACAGAGCCATAGCTGCTGTTAAGCAGAAGAATCACCTGTTCCAGCGAACGCACCAGCTGGTTGAACTGCTCGGCGCTGTACTGTCCGCTGACGGCGTTCGGCAGGCGGACGTTGGTGATCTTGCTCATCTGAGGCCGTCCGGCTGGATATCGACACGCAGTGTGCCGAAGCGCCAGTGAGAGGACAGTTCCTCGTTCTCAATGCGCAGCGATATCTGCCGGCCCCGCGCTCGCGTGTCCACCTTGTCCGTGGTAGGACTGATCACATACGGATCAAGCGAACTCGGCACCGCCGTGCTCTGTGGATACGGGCGCAACAGGATGCGCACAGTAAGGTCGCCGACTTGATTCTTGAAGTCCGGAATGAACCGCTTCATGAACATCATGTTGTCACCGTCGCCGATGTCGAAATAACCCGACGCCAAGTGATTCTCAAGCGCTACACCGTTGTCATCAGTGCCCGTTTCTTGCTGATAGACGATGGCTCGGCCCGCCGTGAGTCCGTAGATAGTGCTGATCGTTGCCTGCGTGCCGTCCTCGTAGTACTTCGTTGCAATCGGCTTGGGGTAGGCGCTCAGATCAGCCCATGCCGTCCGTGCCATCGTGCCGATGGACCAGACATTTTCAAGGTAGTTATAGGTGACGCAGCGGTCGATGTAGTCAGCTCCAGACGAGCAGTACCACCACGTGACCTCGTTGAACTGGCTGTTCAGGCCGACGTGTACCTTGGTCTTTTGCACCACATTCAGGTCTTTAAAGACATAATCCTGCACGGTGCAGGGCAGTTTCTTGACGGTACCGTCAAACACGTAAAAGGCCTCGGTTCCCATCCAGAAGGCCAGACCATTCACGTCCACCGCCGCGTGCGGGCCAATACAGCCGCAGTTGGCGCCCAACTGCTGGAAACCGAACGTGTACGGCGGCCCGATGTACTGCTGACCGTGCAGGGCGGTGTCAGTCATGATCAGAATCTGACCACGCGAGCGAATGGCGGTGACTATCTCATTGCCGTCCGTGAGCCGTTGACCGCCGGCCGTGTTGGTCGCGCTCTCGACGAACTGCGTAATGTCCTCCTGACTGGAGAATCGCACGAACATCGGATCCTGTGACGACGGCGTGCCAATGACGGCCTCAGTGCCAAAGCAGACAAGGTGCCTGTCTGGAGTAGAAATCAGGGCGTACTTGCTCTTCGTCGGCGCACCGGAGAGCACAACAGCGCGAGTGGCATTGCCTGCAGACAGGTCCCAGTAATACGCCGGGCCGTCCACCAGCTGGCACACAACGTCCTCGCCGTAGTTGTCCAGCTGCCAGACGCGAGAGTCCAAGGCCGTGGTGGAGCCTGCTGGGCGGGGCGTGCCCCACGTGCTCTGGCCCCACGTGCCGGTGCCCCAGCCGAAGTCGAAGTAGTTGACATCGGATCCGATGGAGATCTGGTAGGCGCCGACGACAGAAGCGCCGCCGTTGCCGGAATCGCTGGCGTTGGCCGCCACGGGCGCCGTGATGGTGTAGGCATTGGCGCTGACAATAGAGGTGATTTCGTACTCAGCGTTCAGGATGGCAGCGGTGATGTTGCCCCCCAGCGATACCGCCCCGCTGAAGGTAACGAAATCGCCCAACTTGGCCCCGTGGGAGGTGTCGGTCACCGTGATGATGGCCGAGCCATTGGTCGCAGCGAAGGTAACAGCGCCTGCCGTGGTAGTGTCCCTGAGCGGGGTGACATCGAACCACAGGCCGCCCGTGGAAACGTAGAGCTTTTTGGTGGTGCCCACCATGGCGTAGGGAATGCCAGACAGGCTCGTCCACGTAAACACCTCGCTGGGCATGCCCACGAGGTAGGTATCTTGGCCCTCGAAACCCTCCCAGCCGCCGATCTTCTCCGGCAAGCCGTAGCGGAAACG